CCATCTTTCCAGATTTCAAACTTCGCGGGTTTAATACCACGCACGATACGGTATCCAATACCGTTGACAGTAAATGTCACTTCAGACAAACAATCTTTATTATTGATTGTGTTGATTAACTGGTTCTTAGTAATCTTACGATGTGCCTTACCGAACAACGCAAACGACAGTGCGTCTAGCATTGTGGACTTACCCGCACCGTTCTCACCGACAATGAGATTGGTCGAGCAGTCAAGGAAATTAATTTCGTTAAAATAGTTACCCGTCGAAAGAAAGTTCTTCCAACGCAATGTTTCAAATCTAATCATGCAATTTCTACGGCCTGCGCCTCTACCATCAATTCGGACACAACACTTTTAATGCGGTCCTTGTCTAAATCAGTTTCGACTTCTTGTATGTAATTATAGATTAAAGTTTCCGTGTCGTCAACCCTTAAGTCTTCGTCTGAGACATTTTCACCACGAAACTCACGGAAGTCTTCGGCAATCTTCAACTCATGAACTTTCTGTTGTTGAATGCGTTCTACATATCGTTCAAACTTCTGTAGGTCGGATCGGTTGGACACTATCAGTTTAACAAACTTGCCGTCAAGATATGATAAGTCTTCGAAATACTTAACCGTGTCCTCATCATAATAGATCTTGTGGAAGATAGTCACGTCATTCTGCACAGGCGTGATCTCACGCGTTTCTGTGTCATAGATGTGGAAATACTTGGGGTCGTGCGCATCGTTCCAGAAGAACTCCATCTGCGCGCCTAGGTAGTGTATATTACCCTTGCTTGACTTGGTGTGAAAGTGTCCGGACAGAACTGTCTCAAACTTCTGCAGTGGTTTGGGGTCCATACCCTCTTTACAAACCAGACCCTTGTCCATCTCAAACCCTGCGAGCTCGAAGTGGCCACCGATCACATCGGCACCACAGTTGTCCAAGAAAGTCATTACCTCTTTCTCATTCTCTGGACAGATCCACGGCACAAGACCAAACTTAACACCATCGTACTCACGAACGATCGGGTCCATCAAGATATCAACTTCGTTCATGTAATGTCCCATCAACTCTTTAAGAGAGTTCAAACCATTGGTGTTTTTGTAATACACATCGTGGTTGCCGGGAATGATGTCCATGTGGATATTATATTCCCGCAGCTTGTCTAGAAAGATTCTGCGATTGTGACTGAGCGCCTTAAGATTGACCGTCTTACGATTATCGTAATAGTCACCCAAGTGAAGAATCTGCGAGATATTATTCTCAAGCAGATAAGGAAAGAACACCTCTCCGTAGAAGCGCTCTTGATACTGCATAAAAATGTCAGAAGAATTACGACACCCACAGTGGGTATCATTTAAGATTGCGATTTTCATAAGGACTCAACTCGACTTATATGGAGACTATTATACTACAAATAAGGGGTTGTGTCAAGTTTAATCTGAAAATCTTCCGTCTTCAATGAGATGATGTAGTCGGTGGGTAAAGATAGTCCACACCAAACGAGATAGGGAATCCTCTTTGTAGGTTCCCGCTTTACATTCATAAGTCCACATTATTACATCCATTCTGATAAGTCTGAATCTACATTTACCGCACGACGGCGACGTTGTTTTTCTTCCTTCACATACTCTTTGAACTCATGATCTGCAGACTTTACCGCGTCAATGCGCATACGCAAAGAGTCAATGAAAGGAGATGCTTGTTGAGCTGTATATCCATCTTCCTCAAGTGATTCAGCCAAGAAGTCCATAACATCCGCTTCGGCAATATACTTGAGTTTGATGTTCTGTTGTTTTTTCTCTTTCTCTATTCTACGAAGAAACGCGAACCACGAGATCTGCGTAAAATATGCAAACGCATTTGGTTTACCACTACGAGTTGCAGCCTCTATATTATAGTTCTCAATCGCTTTGAGCATATTCTCAACAGCGTCCATAACCATCTCTTCACGATAAGTATATCGTACAAAGTTGCCCTTGTGAGAGAGACCTTCTGCAATCTTAAGAAAACAAGATGCGATATAATCCGGAACAACAGGTACAGATTTTTCACTAGACTTGGCTTCTCGGACTTCAGTGCAGTACTCCACCACTGCATTTGAGAAATCTCTATTACTTACGTAATGTGGTTTTTCTTTTGGTTTCATAATATACAACTCGATTAATTAAGGTAACATTATACTATAATCTACGCTGTTTGTCAATGCACTTGACAGATCGCATTTTATAGTGTATAATATCTCTGTTGTCGAGGGAGGATAATATACTAATTAATTGTCATCCCTGTGGTGTCCGAATCAATGCCTTCTTCAGACAAATTCAAATTCATTTCATCAAGGAAATCATCCAAAGACAAAGAATCACCAAAGTCATCTTCTAACTGTTGATCCTCATCCTCTTCTATGTATTCGGCCATTTCCTTTAAGGCGCTTCCATACTGAGTTATCATTTCTTCAGTAGGGACAGCAATAGACATTACTTTATCTGTAAATACCATTATCACATTCATCGGTGAGTCTTGATACACCATATATGTTTTAAAAGCAAAAAACTTAGATCCATCATTCATTGTTTTGGCAGTGAGACTTAGTGCATTACGCACTATGAAAGATTCTTTCATCTCACTAATTAACTCACAAATAAGTTCCTCACCCGTCACTAATTTCAAATGTTTAATCGAAGATTTTATCTCCATATTCTTCTACTCTTATGGGTTTAAGGTTAATAGGATAGATTTTATAATCAAATCCTTCTTTAGTATATATCTTGATTCTTTCAGCGCTATGCTTCAGGGTAAAATTCTTATGAGATTTGACATGGAGATCATCAGCGATATCAATAAGCCTAGTACTCCTACCGTCGTCAGACTGACGAAGGCCACGACCAATTGATTGGAGAACTTTAACTTGAGATTTGGATGGTGTCGCAAATATAATATTATGAAGGTTGCGGATGTTGATGCCAGTGCTGAAAGTGCCAAGAGAAGCGACAATAATAGCGTCATTTTCTTTTTCTACGATTCCTCGTATTTGTTCGCGATCAGTAGCGTCCACTTCCCCAGATACGTAAAATACTTTACGGTCTTCAGCAGCCAACTTTCTGATCATATCGTATAATACCTTTCCATGTTTCTCTACAAATTGAAACATTACTAGGGTATTCCCTGTTTGATCCAACGCAACTTTGCTGATAAACTTATTGCGCGGTTCGTATGTGACAATGTAATCAAGTTCTTCTTGATAACTTTTGTCTTTCATCATGTGACAGATATCGTTGTGGTATCTTAACAACAAGATTGAGATGTCCAACTCTGCCAGTTCTTTTGACTTTTGCAGTTCCACCGTGCGGGTAACAGTGAGTGTTGGACCAAATAGTCCTTCTAAGACCAGTTTGTTTGTTTCGGTACCGTCAAGGGTACCAGTGAGACCAAATCTGTATTTGGCGTTGATGCATTTGTCCATCATGGTAGTGAGAGACTTTGCTTTAAATAGATGCACTTCATCACCAAAGACAGTCCCGAACTGTTCGAACCATTCTTTGCCGAACTTATAGATAGATTGCCATGTAGAGATGATGATGCGCTTGTCGGTATTCTTTTCTTTACCGGAGTAGATACGATGACAGAACTCATCCACATCATATCCGTAATCTGAGAAGTCCTTGTACATTTGTTCTACAAGAGAGGTAGTCGGTACAACTACCAGAATTTTTTCATTAGTGACCTCAAAACAGTACCGAAGAAGATTATATATGATAAATGATTTACCGCTACCAGTAGGACTAAGAAGAATACAGCGTCGGTGCTCAACGCCGTGTGAAATAGCTTTGTACTGATAGTCTCTTGGCTTGAAGGGTGCATCAAGAAGAGATAAAAACTCGACCAAAGCAGGATGATCGATGTCTTCTCTAAACGACGGAATTCCATACGTTTCATGTTCAAGTATCTCTAACTGGTAAAATCTGTCCGCACAAAAACGGCGCAGATGTTGGTATAACCCTACGTTCATTTGTTTCGACACGATGTTGTAAAGTTTTACCTTACCGTCCCAATGTCGGGATTTATATGCTGGCATGTATTTGTAGCCAGGCACGAAGAAAGAGAAGTACTCTCTCAGTTCGTTTTCTTGTGCCGGATGAGCCTCTACCATAAAATGGGAGTAGTCTTTCATCCGAATACGTATCTTGTTATCCACCAGATTCAAACTTTCTATAATCGATCATATTCTTGATCGTAGAATGTCTCCACTTTAAAACATTTAATATATCCGTTAAAGTATCTATCTGTATCTTTAACATGGATATTCTCTCTACTGACTTCTGTATCTCTGGATCAGCGTCGTAGTAGTAGTCCATTTCCCCTTTCAGAATTTTAAGACCATTAAATGGATCGGGTTCCCAACCTTTCTCCATGATCTCTTTCTGATCCATCTTACCGTTATAGTATAGCCACTTGTCCTTGAGCAAAGTCTTCTGCGAAGTTTCTGCTCTCTGTAACGACAACTTACTAATGGTAAGGTACTCTAGATATTTCGCATGTAAGTTAGGTGTTCTCCTTGATGTTTCGTCTAACTGGTGAATCGGAATGTGAGAGTCTTCGTCCCACTCTTTCAAAATACCTTCAATATTAATCATGTAAAAACTCGTGGTGGCAAAACGTATAGTATATCACGAATTAGTGATGTAGTCAATACAATCTTGCCAATAATCTTTGTTGTGTCCCAGTACGTAACTCAATGTCATACGATAACAGTTTGTTCTCGCCGCATGATACACCACTTGGTCTGTGCCATATGAACCAAAGTATCCAGCCTTTAACTGCCACCCTTGTTCGTCCTGAACTGTAATAACTGCTTGCGTTTCTGGATCAACATACTTGAACCAACCATCACCTTTCTCCGACCAAGTGAAGATCAGATTGAAGGCAGAAGCATTCGCATTATTATGCCACCCGATAAATCCGTTTGGTGGATAGAGAGTGGACAACGCACTTGTTTCTAAACCAAGTTCTGTTTTCATCTTACCGTCAAGATGGGACCATGTCTTTGCATATTCTTCGGGATGCGTTCCACGATAAAACTCGACCTTGATAGGATGACAAACAGAGTTTTCTGCAGCGCCCAGATGTCGTTCTCCCATACTCATTATACGACGCATCTCATCTTCGCCCGTATAATGATCAGCCATCCCCGCTTGATCTGAACGCAAAACAAGGTTGGTCTTCTCTGGTTGATAGAGCTCGCGGTAAGTATAACGGAACTCTTCTAAAAGATCAAGAACATTTCGGTTCCTGATCTCGTATTTTGCGAGGGACATTTTAGTCGTTGTCTACCAAAATAATATCAAAAGTAGCAGACACCTGAGTTGCCTGACCAGCAACAACATCAATTTTAATGTCGTGTTTTTCTGGCACAACTAATGGTACAGGATATTCAATATCCAGACTTTGGCCGCCTGCAGCATTTAGATTTGCTTTGATTCGGAACACACCACCGTTTAAAATGTCGCGTGTAAATAATCGGTATGTCATACGCGAGTTGGTAGACGCCTTGTCAGAACCCAAGTGAATACCCAGTATATATGCAGTCTTTCCGGCAGGAACTGTATATACCGCCATCAATGTCTGTCCGAGACCAGCAAGAATCTTTGCAGCAAGTTCGCCGCCTTGATTGATCTCAACATCGCTCGCGTTTGTTGCGGTAGACATCTTGGCACGGAATACGCGAGAAAAAGTCAACGCGCCTGTGCCGCCGATAGCAATCACTTCAGTCTGTAGGTTGTAGTCGGCATCAAGACCCTGCACCTCTACAGTCTCGCCTACTTCTGTGGAAGATGAGATTGAAACTAAACCAGCATCTGGGTACGGATAAACCACATCGCCGTCGTTACCGTCCCATACTGTACCTTCGGTTACATCACCGTTAGTCGCACCAAACTTATTGATGTGAGAGTATCCAGAGACTTCACCTGCGGCGATTGGTATGTTACTTGCCGCACCAGATGTGTTTAGAATATTGCCGTCTTTATCCGCAATCATCACTACTTCGTGAATGTCGTTTCTTGTTCCTTGACCCATCCAATCTTGATTTTTTGCACTAAACTGTGCCATAATATCTCCTTAAATCAATTCAAATTCTGTAAATCTAAAAGTGACATCAAACGAAATATA